AGGCGTGGCGGCCAGGTCGGCCCAGCCATCAGGGGCCGTCAGGTGCGGCCACGGCTCAGCCCGCTGCGTGAGGTTCCAGGCGGCCGCAAACCGTTCCCACTCGTCGGCTGCCCAGCCTGGCTTGCGAAAGTCATCCTGCCCGGCCGGTGTGTGTGTGTGTGTGTTTTCTCTTACGGGAAGGCTAGGGGAAGGATTAGGGGCTTTCGTTTTGCTTTCGTTTTGCTTTTCGTTTGCTTTCGGCCTGCCGCCCATTCGTCCAGCAAGCGACCGCTTTTCTCGGATCTCTGCAACTGCCAGACGCTCGAGCTCTAGCCGCTGGTGCGTCAGCCTGCCGTCATCCAGCTGCATGAGACGACCGCGGATCGACTGCCAGTCGCCAGACTCGAGACCGCCAGAGATGCGGCTGCAGGCAGCCTCGTCATCGGGGATGCCGCCCCGTGTCCAGGCGTAGCAGAGCAGCCGCATGTACGCGCCGAAGCACGCTGGAGTCATGTCCACGGTTGACGCGATTAGATCGTCGCACCACAGCGGAAGGACGTGGTGGCTATCAGGCTTCCGTGCCATCCGTGGCCTCCTTCTGCTTCATGCGATGCGACGAAGCGGCATTCCCAGGCGGATCGAGCAATGCCACGAAGTAGGCTTCGATTCGCTTCCTGTCGTGCGGCATGCACTCGATCAGTCCAATCATCCTGTCTGCAATTTCAGGACGAGACTTGCTAACACGCTTTGTTACGTCTTCTGACTCGCCAACGTAATGGCAACTGCCGTCTTCGTTAAACGCGAAGTAAACGCCACAGAACGGACGCATTCGTCGCACATCGCAAACGCTGTGCGTAGGCGTTGGAGCGGACGGAAACTTTGGTATCTCGTCAGCAAACAAAAACCGCGATCTCTCCATATGGTCTTGACGTCTTGAGTTGTGCGACAGTTCGCGCATCCATTGCTTCAGAATGTCATCAGGCCAAGGCAACTTTTTGATTTTTCCAAACAGTTTCCCTATCACCACGTCAGAAGAATCTGGTGTGACTTTTGTGCCGTCATCCAAATGCTTCCAATCAAAAGTAATGTGCATCCCATCATCATCGGAGGCAACCTGATAACAGGTCGCGTCCAATGGACTTGCCTCGTGGTCTATCAACGCAAACAAATGAAGCATGGTGAACCCGAAAGGAGCGCGAAGTATGCTGATCGTGTTGTTCGGCCAGACGGCGATCACTAACGGCATGCCCTTGCCCTCCACACCCGCTCCGGCCTTCCGCTCGCGCTCGGCCTGGTCGTGCCCGTCGTCTCCACCAGCCCGGCCCGTGCGAGCCCGTGCATGCGACGTGCGACCTGCTGCTCGCTCAACCCGCAGCGGCCGGCGATCTCGTCCTTGGTTCCCGGCCCAGCGGCCAGCGCCTCGAGGATCTTCCGCTCATGGTCGCCGCGAAACTCGCGGGCCATGGTGCCGGCGATCTTCGACGTCACCGGATCGGTGCGCCTGAAGAGCGGCAGATCCGCCACGCTCTCGCTGTAGTAGTCGCTCATGATTGCCATCCTTGGTTCAAGCTCACGCCGCCGGAGTCGCGCCGACGAGTTGCGGGTTATGAGCCCGCCTCCGCACTCGCTCGTGAGTCAGCTGCGGCCAGCGTGGAAGCAACACGCGGCGCAGCGGTTTGTCTGCTAGCCGTCGCTCATTGGTCCGGGTTTGTATGACACTGGCAGCGTCGATGGCCGTGGCCCGGCCATGCTGTTGACGATTCGCGTGTATTCGCTGAGCAGGCTGGCGTACCGGCTCGCCTGGTCGTCAGCGTCCTCGCCAAGCCGCCTGACGGCGGTTGCCAGCTTCGGCTGCCCGATGCTTGCCAGCCGTTTGGCAACGTCTTCGTGCGTCAGCCTCTCGGTGGTGTTCACGTAGATCGCCATCAGTCGGACTCCTCCTGTGCGGCGACCTGCTCGAGCACAGGCAGAGCCACTTCGCACAGCGTGCGAAACGACAGCAGCTCTTCAGCAGGCGTCTGCTCGTTCTGGGACAAAGCAAGCCGCATCACCTTGGCGATCGAGCGGGCGGCCAGTGCGTTTTGGTCGCTCATGCCGTCACCTCGCTGTCGGCAGCCTCGTGCGGAAAGTCCGTGCCGCTGTCACCGGCCTCGACGGTGAGGGCCGCAACGGCCGGCTTGCCGGCGTAGCGCCGGTGCTGGGCGGGCTCCTCGCTATTGAACGTCACGCGGACGCTAGGGCTGGGCCGCATGCGGTCGGCCTCATCCGGGTCGACGATGCCCGAGAACCCGAAGGCGTAGCGGATCGCCTGAATCGCGGCCTTGTGCCGCAGCATCCGGGCCGGCCACTTCTTCCACGGTTCCGTGCCCTGCCTGCACTCGGCCAGGTACTCGGTGACCTCGACCGGGTGGGCCCGGTCCTTGCGGTGCACCTGCGCCGTGATGGCGACGAGCTGGCCGTCATCGCTGAGACGGTCCACGAACGTGATGCCGTCGTAGGCCGCGTGGTTGTTCGCCATCGTCATCCACCCGTCGATGCCGACGATGGGCTGGATGCCGCCGCCCCGCGTCGGGAAGGCGTAGATCTCGCGGGTCACCGGGTTCAGCCCGTACTCGTTAGCCACCAGCAGGAAGGCAGCGAACTGCTCCTTGGTCGCCTTGTCGCAGCCGCAGGTTGCCCTGACGGTCTGCTCGAAGGCGGCCGGCTCCATGCCGAACTTGGTAGCCATTGAGAGCAAAATGCTCTTGCGGTCCTGCGTGGTTGCGATCTGTGTGGTCATTGGTGTCCTTTCCGTTTTCTGGAATCTGGAAAGCCGCGTCACCGTCCTGGCTCAGCGGCACTGTGCGTCCCTGCGTCCCCGGTTCCACCGGGTCTCCGTTTTTGTGGTGGTTGATTCCCTCTTGCGAGGCGTGCGGTTGTGTACAGACCCCTTTGGGGGGCCAAGAATAAAAAGGTTGGGGGGGGGGGCAAGTCTCGTGCCAAATGCCCAGCAATTCCAGCCGTTTTGTGCGTTACCAGCCCTCGCCGTACCGAGCCCGCATGGCGTTATCGTGCTCGTCCTCACAGCCGGCCTTGCGGGCCGCAGCGGCGTTGTGACTGCCGGGCTTCCCGGGCGTGGACAGCGGCGTGTTGATGCGGCACGGCTCGACGATCCGCTCGAGCTCCTCGAGGTACATGAGCAGTCGGCCCTCGGGCGTGTTGACGAGAAATGCCCCGTCCTCCGGGCCATGCACGGTGCCCTCCTGGTAGCCGCCGCCAAAAGCTCGCGGGCAGCGGACGCGATCGCCGGGCTTGGGCTTCCACACACTGCCGTACATCTCAGCCATAGCGGCCTCAGCGGCAGCGGCTTCGCGGTGGTGGGGATCGGTACTCATCGTGGGTGCCTCCTGCGGTTTGGGTTGCGTACTGTACGTCTGTTCCTTGAAGAGTCAAGCAGGCAAAAACGGCCGCAAAACAAGAGTTTGCAAAGTCGAATCCGTGTACACCATTCCGTATCGCTAGCGTTAGTTCACTCAACCAAGCTGGCCCGCGGCGAAGATCCGCAGCACTACCAGCAACAGCTCGAACCAGACCTCAGCGTTCATCGCACCACCTGTGTCGGGCCGTGCCTGTCATCACCGTGATGACGAGCGGCACAGTAGCGTTATCGTTAGTTCGCAGTCAAGAACACCCGCCTCAGATTTTTGGACGGCACAGACTACCGAGATTTCCGGCGTTTGCGGATGGGCTTTGGGGCCTCGCGCTGGCCTACGCTGCGGACGGACAGCGAGCCGCGTAGGGCTCGAGCTGCTCCCGCGTCGACCAGCCACGCCCGCTCGCCAGCCTTCCAGCCGGCAAGGTCGCCCCGCCCCAGAAGCAGTCGGATCCAGCCGACGGTGCAGCCGGCGGCCTCTGCGGCCTCGGCAACTGTCAGCCACTCTTTGTCCGGCGATGCCACAACCATGCCCCAGAATGTATCGACAGCGTTAGGTGAGTCAAACCGCCGAGAAGCCAACTCTTCGCACGTCGCCGGCAGCACGTCCGAAACGACGCCGCCGGCATCTCGCATTGCCCCTCGCACTCGAAAGTCTGTACAGTATGGAACAGCCCGCCAAGGGCAGATTGTTCCAGCGGACGGGGTGCAGATTGGACAACTGTACACGTACCGTAAACTAGCGTCCCTTGGCAAAAAAGGAGACGCCGAATGACCCTGCGAGAACTACTGCTAGACCGAGTCGCGCCGCTGAAGAATCTGTGCGACAGGACCGTTGCCATGTACGAGGCAACGCTCGACCGATTCCGCGACTTTCTGGGCCACGAGCCGACCGTCGATGATCTCGACGACCTGACCGCGGCCAAGTTCCTGCGCTGGCGTCAGACGACGCAGCATAGCAGGTTCAAGATGATTAGCCCGGCGAGCCTCGCAAAAGACTCTGCCCACCTGCGAAGCCTGTGGACTTGGCTCGCCAAAAAGCGCTGGAAGAAGACCAACGGCGAGCTGCTCGAGTTCCCCGACTACGCCCGTCCCCGCGTTCCCAAGCCCCGCCCTGTGGCCTACACGGTCGACGAGCTCAGCGCCCTGGTCAGAGCCGCCCGGCATCGCAAGGGCCTCGTAGCGGGCAAGCCGGCCGCCTGGTACTGGCTGACGAAATTGCAGGCCATGTTCCAGACCGGCGAGCGTATCGGGGCCGTGCTGGCCCTGCGGTGGCGCGAGGTCGATCTGGAGCGGTGCACCATCACGTTTCTCGCAGCAACCCGCAAGGGCCGCCAGGAGACGATTACGCGGCAGATCACGCCCGAGCTGGCCCGGCTCATGGCTGTGCATCAAGGCCCGGCGGACGCCCTGGTATGGCCTTGGCTGGAGGATCGGAAGATTTTGAGCTGCTATGCCAGCCTCAAGGTGCTGTGCCGCACGGCCGGGGTCCCGTACCACCCGTTTCACAGCATCCGCAAATCGACTGCGTCATACCTCAAGCTGGCCGGCAAGTCGGCCAAGAAACAGCTCGGGCACTCCTCTGAGGAAATGGCCGAGACCCACTACTACGACGAGCGAATCACCGGGGTCGAGTCGGCCCTCGACTTCCTGCCGCCGCTAGACCTGACCGGGCCGGGTACCTAGAACAGCGTGTCCTTTGGAGTGGCTGCAGTGATCCTCGCCTTCGCGATCTCAACGTATTCCGCCTCGCGTTCGATGCCGATGAACCGGAAGCCCTCGGCCACGGCTGCTTTGCCCGTGGAGCCGGAGCCCGCGAACGGGTCGAGCACTACGCCGCCGCGTGGCGTCACGAGCCGGCAGAGGTAACGCATGAGGGCGGTGGGCTTGACGGTGGGGTGATGGTTGCCTCGCGGCCGTGGTTTCATCTCGCGCGGCTCGTTCGTGTAGGGCAGCGTTCCGTGCCGCTTGTCGCCGTGGGCCACACTCTGCTTGATCGTCTGCGGAAGCCCCTCGCACCCTTCATCCCGATCCGCCTTCGACGCTTTCGCGCAGTAGAAGAAGCGGGCGGCGGAGCCAAAGTCGTGATGGCCTTTACCACCAGGCCGCGTCCAGCCGCCTGCGTAACCAGGCTGCGATTCGCTGGTGGCGTTCTGGCCTCCGCTCTTTGTGACCGGAAACAGCCCCACCACCTCCTCGCTGCCGTCGTGGATCAGGTTGGCGGGCCAGCGGCCTGTGCCAGCTTCGTCCTTTGCTTCACGTTCGTAGTTCGCGCCGCTCATGGATCGATCTTCGCCGGCCTTGCTGCCGGTCTTACTCCAGCCGCTCTCATTTTGTGTTCGCACACCCACCCTACACCCATCCACATTGATCCCGCCCGTGCCCCACGTCAACACATTCTCCGCCACCGTTCCGGGCAGCGGTTTGCGGGCCACGATGATCGGCTCCCATGCGGGCTTGAGGGCCGTGCCCCAGCCGGACCACTGGCGGGCGGCGTTGGTGGCGGGGGTGGTTGCCATCGTGGTGCCAGAGTGATCGAAGCCGCAGTAGCTTCCGCCGTGAGCAACGCCGGAATGATTCTGAATATGCCCGCCGGCGTACACCTTCGGGCCGGCTGTCTCCCGCTCCGCCCCAGCCGCCTTGTCAATCGCCTTGCTCACGTCGTGCGACTTCGGAAAGCCGCTGCCGTACACCCACATCACACAATCCCGAATCTCCCAGCCCGCATCTTCGATGGCACACGCGAGCCGGTGATAGGTGCGAGTCCCGCCAAACGCCAGCAGGTGCGCGCCGGGCTTCGCGACTCGTAACGCCTCCGCCCAAAACGATTGGCCAGGTACACCGTGATCCCAGCCCTTGCCCATGAACGACAGCCCATAGGGCGGGTCGCAGACGATCGCGTCAACGCTCTCGGCGTTGAGTGTCGCCATGACTTCGCGGCAGTCGCCGTGGTGAATCGTCCATGACATGCAGCCAGATTGGCGACACCGTCAAGCCGGGCAAGCGGGGAGGCAACGCGGGGGAAAGGACGAAACCCTACGCTGCCTCAACCCGCCGCCCGGCTCAGTCTCGGCCCTGCCAGTACGTGATCCGCTCCTCGGCCCGGGCGAGCTCGCACAGGAGGCGGGCTCGCTCGGCCAGCAGCCGTAGCACATCGGCCGCCAGCGTGCCACAGGTGCCCGTGTAGGCACCCTGGAACTTGCGGGCCCGGTGCTCCATGCGGACCAGGTCGTTTTCAGTCAGCGGCTGCGGCACCCTGCTCCTCCTGGTACAGCAGCAACGCCAGCAGGCTGTAGGACGCCAGATCCAGCAGCGTGTCCTCCACGCCCTCGTGACCGAGCCGGCCCGTGGCGTTGAACGTGGCGAGCCGCGTGACCTTGTCGCTGAGACGCACCATGGCACCCTTCCACGGCGCGATGCCCACGAACGCGGCACCGTTTCTGATGTTCAGAAGCGGATCCTCGCCGCTCGGGCAGCCGTAGTCCTGCGACTTGCCAGCGTGCATGGCCTTCAGCCGGTCGCACAGGTCGTAGAACGCCTGGCTAGTTGGGTGCGTGCCGTCACGCAGCACCGAGTCTCCACGCCACGCCTGCGAAAGCACCGCGGCAGCACACTGCTGCGCCGGCTCGCAGCCTGCCAGCGGCGGCGGCTTGTAGCCGATCAGCTTCTCGTCGGCCGGGTCGGTGTTGTCGAGCCGGTTCTTCACGGCGGCCCGCAGTGCCTGGTTGGATTCCTCGAGCGTGGTGCTCATGTCTTCGCCTTTCGCAAGTCTCGGTCGCAGAACAGCGGGTACGCCCGCGTCACCTCTTGTCGCCCGTGGTCCACGATGACCATTCCTTGGCACGGCCGCTCCGGTGAGGCGACTCGCTCAGCGTATGGCGAGTGTCCAATCACGCTTCCGTTGGCGACGTAGCGAGCACCACGCAGCCAGCCCCAGCAGTGGTAATGCCCGAAGATCGTCAAGTGAGCCTTGCGTCCTGCGTCCCAACGGGCGATCGCCTTGCTCGCCGGCAGGGCCAGGCCGTAGACGCCGCCTGCGTACCGGATGCTGTGGCCGTGCGTCGTGCGTAGCAGGAACCCGTCGAGGTCGACGTAGCCGAGGTGCCCTTCTGCGATCTGCCACCGCACGTTTTTGTTCGTCTCCTCGCGGGCCAGCGTGAAATACATCAACTGCTCCCACGAGTGATCCAGCTCGGTAGCGATACGGTTTTTCTCAGTGCTTCGCCCGTGGTTGCCGGCGTTGGTGCAGACGATGACCTCGTCGGCGTGCTGGGCCACGCTGTTGATCAGCGCCCGCAGCCGCTCGGCAATCCACCGCGTGGCGTTCATCGGCGATAACTGGGCCACCTCAACGCAGTCCGGGTGAATGTGGCCAGTAATCAGGTCGCCACCAATCCAGATGACGACCCGCCGGATGTCCGCCTGGTTCCGCTCGTGCTCAAGGCAGTCGAGGAACCGCTCTTCAATCTCGGCGATCCGCAGTTGGCATACGTCGAGGCTGTAGTCGTTCTCGCCGTTGACGGTCTCGGGCAGCACCCGCTCTTCGGCATGCACATCGGACAGCATCAAGATGGCCGTGGCGTCGTGCTTAGCCCGCTTCTTGTGAGCCTTGACAGTTTTGGTCAAGGCCACGGGCGTTACGCCTTGCAACGCTGTGAAACGGTCGGCCCGCTCACGCTCGGCGTCCATGGCCTGCAGTGCCGCCTTGTACTTCGTCCGCAGCCCGGCCAGCTCGGCCCGCAGCCGGGCGAGCTCGGCGTCGGCCTGCAGCTGCTGCTGGGCAGCAGCCGCGGCGGCCACCTCGTCGCTCAATCTTTTGGCGTCAGCCATTGTGCCAGCCTCGTCGGGTCAGCGGTTTTCCATCCATGCTCTTGGCAGCGAGCAAACAGGAGCTTCGCCAGCTGCAGGGCTTTCAAGGTTCCGTACTCGCCGGCGTGAAACCGCTGCCTCACATCAAGCATTTCGGCAGCGGCCTCGGGCGGCAGACGATCCCACCACGTCTTTCGGCCGATAACCTTTGGGACGTCGGACAGGATCTCGTCAGCGAGGCTCATGGTCAGACTCCCGGTAGCCAAGCATCTTGAGCACACGCCGCTGCACACGCGCCAGCTCGGTGATACTCTCCTCGCTGATGCTTGGCCCGAGGACCGCATGGGCGATCTCGTGCAGGATCGTCTCGAGCCGCTGGCCACCGGTCAGGGTTTCGTCGATCAGAATCCGGGGACGCTTGGCGTTGTCAAAAAACGTCCACCCGCAGGCGTCACCCTTGAGCCGGGTGAACCGCAGCAACCACCGCTTGCCGTCGATTGTGACGTCGTGGTCCTCGGGCATCGGTCGTCCTTTCGCCCGCACTATGGCTGGGCTGTCAACCGATCCCGATGCGGCGGCCGAGTGCGTTAAGAGCCTCGGCCCTGCCCTTGCATCCGCAGTCCTTGACGCCAAGAGCCCTGCTCACACGCTCGGGCGTGATGCCGATGGCAGAGAGGCCCGCGGCCACCATGTCGCCCAAGCCGCGGCGGGCCGGTTCGTGATTCGCGAACCGCGAACGTAGCAGCTCGAGCAGCTCGTTCTTGGCGTCGGCCTCGGGCACGTCCTGGCGGTACATCTTGTCGAGGTGCAGGAAGTGCTGGCCGAGCACCTTGGCGTTGGCTCGCAGGGCCGGCTCGCACAGGTCGGTCGGCAGCCAGTCCGGGCAGCCACCGTCCCGCACGAACCGCTGCGGAACGATCGCCGTGGCGGGCTCGCCAACGTCCCGCATGATGGTCAACGCCGGCCACGGCTGACCTTGGTTGTTGCCCTGTGCCGCCACCAGGCGGCCGGGGTAATCGTCGACACACCACGGCCGCACCGGAATCATGTCTTCCTCAAGGAACATTCGTACCGGGCCGTCGCAGTACCGGTCGAGGGTCATGCCTATCACCGGGCTGATGGCGGGCACCTCGAGCACGTCGCAGGAGCACTGCGGATCCGCCCCGGTGTAGAGAACGGTGGCCACGTGCGGAGTCGTGAGCGTGGCGGACACGGCCGAACACCACACGCGGGCGATCTCGGGGCGGCCTGCGGTAGCGGTCAGGATGTTCATGCGATGCTCACGCTCGGAGTGGTCACGCAGGGGATGCCGAACTGCTCTCCGAAGCACGTAAGCGTTACTGCTCCTGTCCGCGGGCAGTACGTTCCATCAGCCTTGGCCGTGGACGCAAATGGAATGGCGGCCGTAAATCCATCTGAGGCCGCCTGTTGCGTCGCCGCGCAATAGGCACACACGCCCATGTCAAAAAACCACCCGCACGGAGTGCAGGAAATCTGAGCACTTACGATCAGATACGAGTCGTCAGGAAGGGTCTCCTGTGCAAAACCAAGAACACCCGGTATTGGCACAGTGGCCGTGACTGTCATGCCGCAGAATGACACCGAGATTGAGACTTGAGTCGGGCACGAAGTCGCGCAGCACTTGCATGGCAACTTGCGGGCGTCGCCGCGCTCTTCCATGAACACTTTGAACGTGTAAGGGTCCGGCTTGTGCATGCGGACCTTGTTCGCGATCGTGCGAGCGACATAGTCAGGCATCACGACGCCGTAGTGCAGGTGAACACGTCGTACCACGTCAGGCAGCCGTAGGAACCGTGCCCTAGAATCTGCGTCTTCTCAGCGGCGTATCCCGTCAGCGTCGTCCAGTCGATGCCGTCCATGGTGTGAGCGCAGGTGAAGCAGCTCCCGTGCATCTCAATCTCGACCGCCACATTGCTGCCAGCAGCCTTGGTGAACACTACATGCCGTTCGCACGACTGATTGTCTGGCGTGGCCACCACCGGCGTGGTCCAGTTCATGACGCTGACAGTGTTGGTCGTGCCAGTCAGCGTGACCGTTTTGAAGGAGCCCGTCTGCCATGTTCCCGTGAACGTCGCGAGCCTGGCCGGGACGCGATAGATGTCGGGGCTGGAGTGTATGCCGTCCTCAACGCGGTCGCCCTGCTCTACCTGCCGCACCACCTTGGCGATTCGCTGAGCGGACTGCCTTGAAAACTTGACGAACTTCTGCCCGGCGTCCTGTCCGGGTCCATTGTCCGCGGCTTGGCCGGCCATGGTCAGCCCTCGACGATGGAGATGACCAGCTGCGTACCGGTGACATTGCTGATGGCGGCATAGTTCCCGGCCGCCAGGCGGCCGATGGCAGCTTCACCGCCACGAAGCGAGACCGTGGGCACCAACGTCCCGGCCGACAGCTGACCGAACGAGACGGCCGCAGTGCTGATCGTCGAAAGGTTGCGAGCGAAGAACAGGCCAACGCTCGACAGTGTGGCCGTGCTGATCGCCACTGTGCCGGCCGCATTGGTCCCAGGCGTGAGCGTATAGGTAGCAAGCCCGCTGGCATTACAGCTGGCGGTAACGCCCGATGCCACGAGCGACTGCGACAAGGCTCCGCGATTGACGGCAGCGCTGATCGTGTACGTGATATCTGCCATGTCTGCTCCTTACGGTTGAGTTGGTTGCCCGAAGTAGTCGTTAAATGGCACTTCTCGCTGCACCCGTCGCTCAAGGATGTCGGGAGCACCAGACTTGATCGTGCCGTCTGTGTTCAGAGGTTGCGGGTTACTTGATGGCACCCGCTCGCTGGTGTCGGGATCGACGACGTACGCTCGCTTCTTCGTGCCGCCCTCTAGATAGTTCCAGCCGACGTTGGGCAGCTGCAGGTTCCACTTGTCGGGCCGATACTCCAGGCTCACCTCGACTTGCCAATACCGAATCTCGGCCTCATTGACAACCTCCACGGCCGGCTGACCAGAGATACCGCCGCACTTCCAGGTGCCTGGCGGGCCTCCCAGATAGGTGTCGCTGTTGATGCTGTTGGCCACGGCCTGGGCAAGCCCGTAGTCAAACGTGGCGCGGTTGCCGCTGATGCTGGCCTGCAGCGTTGAAATATCCGTGGTCGCCCCCTCAAAGAAATCGTTCGCAGAGTTTTGCAAGGGCTTGAGCGTGCCGCCGTCGTAGTAGTACAGAGCAGGCACGCTCAGACCACCGGTGGTCCACTTCCAGATGTCGGGCCGAGCCAAGGGGTTCTGGTCGGGGTTCTGCTGCTTGGGCAGCTCGTAGTCCCACGTCACCTCATAGTGCCAACGGGAGCCGCTGTAGTTGCTCACCGAAGCATTCATCGCCAAGCAGTAGAACGCCTCGGGGTGAGGGTTCAGGAACGAAACGCCAGGTGCGTTAACGATGTCGGTCTGCGGCGTGGTCGGGTCATTGACCTCGACCACCCACTTGCGCTGAAAGACAGGCGGCTCGCCGAACTTTCGGCTTGCCGAGACCGTGGCCAGCTCGGTGTATTTGACGATGCCCATTACGCCGCGGCCCCCAAGATGTCGACCTTCTCCTGCTGCAGAGCCCGCAACTCCTTGCGGATCTCCTCAAGCTTGGCATTAGCCTTGCGGTTCTCTTCGATCGCTGGATCTTCACGCCCAGTGGCCAAAGCGATGAACTGGGCCATACCCTCACTGGAGCGGATGTCGTTCGCCTTCAGGGCCTCGTTGGACTTCCCGTTGAGGGCGGCCGACTTGCCGGCCTCAATCTCTGCAATCTGCCCTTGCTTGTCCACCATCTTCTCGTCAATGTCGGCCGCTTTCTTGGCTGCCTCGTCTTGACGTTTCTTCGCATCGGCTGCGTCTTTTTCAGCCTTGGCCTTGGCCGCCGCAGCCTCACGAGCAGCCTTCGCGTCGGCCTCTTTCTGTGCTCGCTCCCGCTCGCGTTCCGCTTTCGCCTCCGGATCGTTCATGCGATTGCGTGCGTTAGCAACAGCTCGACTCGCTGGGCCTTCGGCACCTTGGGCGGCGTTGCCGCCAAAGATGGCCCGGCCTGCTGCAGTGGCTGCGTTGGATGCAGCACCTTCCATCTCCCTTGAGTTCTGGTCGGCCTGCTCCTTGGCATTCGCCGCCAAGTCCTTGCCGAACTGCTCAAGGTCGCTCGACACCCACGAGCCAATGCCTTCCAAGAACTTGCCCAAGCCCATGGCCAGCACGTTGCCGGAGATTTGGAACAAGTTAAACCCTGCCCGCAGCGTCTCGGCCACGGCCGTGAACACGTTGCCCGCAAACTCAAACACGGCTCCTACTTCCGACAGAGTCACCCCAAACCCGTCAAACGATGCCATGGCATTGTCAAAGATTCCGGCGAAGTAGTCGGCCACGTCCAGCAGGGCGTTTGAAATCGTGTCGGCAATCGTGCCGTTCTGTCCGCCGATGTTGTTCCACTCTTCGACGAACGCCAAGAAATCATTGGCAAGAGACTCGACAACCGGCGCGAGGTTGCCGACGACCTGGCCGACGATGCCTCACCATGTCTAAGGCGTCGTTCATTGAGCCGATAGCCTCGACTTGATCCGCACCGACAACGGCACCGAGCCGACGCATCCGCTCTTCTACCTCGGCCAGGTTCTGGTTCATCAAGGGAAGAAGCTCGACGCCTGACTTGCCGAACAAGGACACGGCAGCCGCAGCCCGCTCGGCCGGCGTCGACAGCGCGGAGATTGCCTGCTGGATGGCTCGGAACTGCTCCTCTGGCGACATGGCCTGCAGCTGCTCAAAGTCCAGGCCAAGCTTGGTGAACGCTTCGGTGTTGCCGCTTTCGGCGGCCTGCCCGATCACGGTCGTTAGTTTTTGCAGCGCCGCCGCGCCGTTCTCCACGCCAGCCAGACTGGCTGCCATGTCGAAGACTTGCAGAGATTCCACGCCAATTCCAATGCGATCGGATAAATCGTTCATGGCGTCAACAGATGACGCCACGGAAGATGCGTAGTTAAAAGCCGTGCTCGCAGCGGACGTGAACGCATTCGCTGCCATTCCGACACCCTTGGCCACCACTGAGCCAATGGCAAGAGTTTTTAAAGCGCCGACGTCGCGAGAAACCTTTTTTGCAGCGTCGCCAATTTTGTCCAATTGCTTAACGGCTTCGTTAACGCCGCCAGCCATCTTGGCGGCGTTAGCCGACAGCGTAAAACCGATACCGATCGTGGCCATGCGTCACCGACTGAGTTTGCTGAGTTCCGCTGCAATCTGTTCTGGCGTCATTGGCGGTTTGGCAATCGGCATGAAATCGTCTTCCCTCGGCGGCCTGCCTCGTCCGCAATATGGGGCCAATGTTGCGGCCACGATTCGTGCTGTCTGTCGCCACTCGCCGCCCAAAGGATTAACGTACCGATGAAATGCCAACCATCTCCGATACTCAGTAACGTCCATGCGTTGCCCGAGCTCCCGCACCGTCATGCCCAGGTGACCGGCCAGCAGCAGCGGGAACGCATCCAGCGGCCGGTCAATCAGTTTTTTCCAATCTCCTCGATGTCTTTCTCGTCAAGCTCGTTGTGCTTCTGAGCGATTTTGAACAACCGAGCCCCGACAGTGCCGCTGATTCTCTTGAGCTGGTCGCTCGTGAAGATCTCGACGCCACGATCGTCCACAAGGCACTTGGCCAGGTAGCGGGTGCGGTAGTCGTCCACGCCCTCACCCTTGGCTCTCAGGCACGCCAGCTCCCACGCCTGCAAGTCACCAAGGGGCAACGCCCGGATGAACACGTCACGCTTCCATTCAGGGACGTGAACTCGCACGCTCGCGTCGCTGTCCACCGCCAGGATCTCGTCGGCTAGTCCCACGTCACGCTCCTACCTTGAACGACACGGAGTACAGCTGCAGCTCGCCCACGCTTGCCGACCATCCGAGGTTCTGAAAAATGGCCTTGGAAAACGAGAACGAGATGCCAGTGCCAGTGATAGATAACGCAGCCGTCAAGCCGACGTTGGTGCTGGACATCGCGGCCGACCCGCGAAGAGTGCACGAGATGCTGCCGAGATCGACGTCGGCAGGCGAGAACGACTTAATGCGAGACGCTTGCGTGCGGGGCGTGACTTCGACGGCATCAGACGAGATGCCATCGACGCTGACGCTCACGAGCTCGCCGAGCGTTACGCCATTCCAGGTGACGGTCGTGCCCTGCGTTACGTTTGCCACGACGGCCTCCCGTCGTTAGCTCTTGACCTTGAAAGTCAGGGACTGCTTGACCAGCTCGCCCACAGAGTAGGCCACGCTCGAAGACGAGACCGTGGCGGTGTACGTCGCGGCGGCGAACGACAGCACGCCAGATGCGCCAATCGCCACCGCCGTCACGCCGTACGCCTCGCAGCTGATCTCATTGTCGATAAGCGCCGGCGACTGATAGGTGCGATTGGCACCGCTGGCCAATCCGAGGTGCGAGTTGTCGAGCAGGTCTCCGCCCGGCGTCACGGTGACGCTGGTGACGGTGTACGTCGAGCCCGCGAAAACGAAGTTACTGCCCTGCGAATCTGCGGCCATTTGGCATATCTCCTAGTGACTCGTGGGCTTTAAGCCCCACTTAAAACTTATGGGCGAAAAGGGCAATCCTTGCAGAGTCAATACTTGCCGTCTTCCAAGTCTTTCTTTGCTTTCTGGACACCAATCTGCAGCTGAGCGAGCAGCACGCTCTGCATCGTGGATTTGCTGGAATCAAACGCTTTTTGGAGCGGATGGTAAGCCGGCATGGCACCAAGCCCACGGCGAGGATCAACAGACGCCAAGAACGCCAAGGGGTATGGCGGCTGTGTTCCAGACTTGGTGCTTTGGAACGGGCCGCTTGTGTTGTACGAACTCATGACAACTTTCTTGTTGGGATCCACGGCCTCCTTGGATCTGAGCACCAGTGTCTGTCGAAACCCGTTCACGGAAGCGCGACTAGACTTGACTTTCTTGCTTTTGCCGGGGAACCGGCGCTTGGTGCCAAACTCAACCAGGTGCGAGTGAAACGCTCGGTCGTTTCCGACTTTAATCTTGCCGCCGGGCACCTTCTTTGAATCGCCTGTGCCACTTCTGCGATATCCCACAACTGCAACCGGCACCATCATGTTCATCCGATTGCGGGTGTAGACCTTGGTTTTCATGGCAACGGCGCGGGCTAAGTTGCCGGTCTTTTTGCCAAGTCTTCCCACCTGACGCTCAAGGGCAGACTTGCCCCAGTATGCAGCTTTCTTGACGGCCATAAGGCCGTATCGCCGCATGATCTTGTCGGGAAACG